GAGGTCAACTCAACTTCATTGAGCCTACGATTCACATCATTCACAAGGCCAAGAAAATTGTAAGCTGACACGTTGTCTATCCTTAAAAGTTAAAAGAGTACCCCCGTGAAGAGGTACTCTCTGTTATCTTAGGCTAATTAAGCCAGAACGTCACGATCAACTTCTGCAGCTGTTTTACGTGCATCAACGTCCATCAGGATAGCGAAGACACGAACCACACCCGAAGTTGGGGCAGTCGTAGCAGTAGCAATCAGCAGGTCAATCGTATCAGCCGTACCAATCACAAGAGGTTGGAAAGCAGCAGCATTCTGCGCATAAGCACCAGCAGCAGCAGCATCAAGGTCAAAGCCATCAATAAAGATATCAGGCTCAGTCGTGGTGACACCAAGGTCAACAGTCGTATCGTTCGACTCACCGCCAGCAACGGTAACAACTTCCAGACCAGCGTTAAGGATGATGGTGTTAGCAGGTACCGAGATTGCTTCAATCACGTCAGCAGCAGCCAGAGCCGAGCCTTTTGCAGTTGCAGCAGCAGCGAAGTCAATCAGGACTTCTTTGAAGTAGGGCATACGCCCAGCGGTGAAACCATCAACCGTTCCGCCCGCAAGAGTAGTAACAGTAGCCATTTAAATTCCCTTTCCTAGGTTATGGCAGAGTTAAAAGGTACCCCCGAAGGGATACCCACAGTAACTTAGCATTAAGCTAGGTTGTACTTTGCAGTGGTGATTGCTTCTGGACGCAGAATCTTACGACCATACAAGTGCATACCACGGATGATGTCCGCGAACGAGTCTGGGTCACGGTAGGTTTCGGTCTTGTTAATCTGCTCTGCCGTAGCAACAGCCGACTCATGACCAGCAACGATCACACCGTAGTTCGAGTTTTGGTTAGCAGTACCAGTCGTAGCAGCACCCGTACCAACCGAAGGCAGGTTGTTCGAGACGTACACACGGAAGCCATTCCAGTTCGACAGAACCAGACCGTTACGCAGAGCGCCCGAATCACCGTAGTCAGCGTTCAGGAAGCGCGAGTCTTCGTCCATCAGTACTTCCATCAACACTGGGTCGATCACAATCCAACGGCCCACTTTGTCAACATTCTGTTGATCCAGCAAACGGCCCATGCGGTTAATCAGCATGACGGGCGAGACGTGAGTGGTTGGCAGTGCAGTAGCACCGGGCAGACGAGCAGCCACAGGGATCGAATGGTCGCCAGCGGAGCTAGTCGTGATGTTGCCAAAGCTACCCTTGATCAACTTCATCGAAGTCAACAGTTCATCAGAACCAGCGGTCGTAACAGCCTTCGTGCCGTTTACAACGTCATTTACTGTATCTGCATCCAAATGGAGAGCCGACTGCTTGTAACCCGACAGGTAGCCCAGAACTTCTTGGTCATGCTGGTCAGCCAAGCGGTAAGCCGCACGGTTGGTAGCCAAGTCCATGAAGTTGACGTGCGAGTGAGCTTCTTCGATATCGTCGATTTTGAATGCAAAGTAGTTAGCTTTGTCGATTACCAGCGAGAAGTCAGCGTCCTGCAGGTCTTGTGCTTGCACTTGAGTGCCACGAGCATAAGCCGAAACAGAGATTTCAGGTTCTTTGATAATACGAACAGTATCACCTTGAGCCGAGATTTCACCGAAGTAATCCGAATTAGTGATGTCGCTAACAACGGTTGCCTTACGGAAAGCAAGTTGTACTTTTTTGGAATAGATAACTGACGAGAAGTTACCATTAGGCAAATTGCCGTGACCCGAAGCAGATTGGAAAGCCATGAGAAATACTCCTATGATATTTGGCTTTGATAAGAAGCTAAACAGAGCGATAAGAGGCTGAGTCTTTCCTAGGGTGCATCTTCTCTTTAGGTTGATCGACCTTCGAGGGACGGGCCTGTACTTTTCAGGTGAGTCTTACTTATAGTTTAGACTTGAAGTAGGCAAGTAGCATTGGGTAGTCTTGATCAGAGTCCTACGCTACTTGCCATAGTTATACGAAGTTTACCTTATTTGTCAAGAGTTATCTTGCACCACCACTCATATCATAAACAAAAGTACCATTCTGCATTGCAGCCTGAATACGCTTCTCCATTTTCTCAAAGGTCTTCATATCCATCTTGTTGACATCAGACTCACGGATAGTCTCTTTGCCACCATCAAGATCAACACTAGTCTTACCCTTAGCTACAACAGATGATGCAGCTTCTTTGGCACTAGCTTTTCTAGCCGCAGGATTCATACCCTTGTCAACTTTGTAGAGATCAATCACACGGATTACAGCACGAGCATCTTCTTCATTCTCATAAAGAACATCCTGTACCCACTTAGGTTGCTCATCAGCCCACTCATGGAAAGCATCTGACTTACGTAGATCATCAAAATCAGCATGACTTTCACGAATTGTATTCAGGGCTTTGTTACGTGTAGTTTCAGTATTGAGCTTTTCATACTCATCAAACTGACGCTCATACTTGGAGAGTTTTTCTGCAGCTTTCTTCTCTGCGATAGTCTCTACAATAGATGCCACATCAGGGTACTTACGTGCCCATGCTGCAATATCCTCATCCGACTTGGGTGGAAGGATTGTGTTATGATTGGGTTGAGCCTTGGCAGCTTCAAGTTTAGCTTCCCATTCCTTTTCCTTCTCAGACATATGACGGCGAAGATCACCATAACGCTTCTTAAAGGTACGCTCTTCTGGGTCTGTAGGTTCTGCTTCTGCGGCAGGTTTAGTTTCTACAGGATTCGTATCCTCTTCAGGTTCCTTACCCTGCATGAGGTCATTAAGTTCCTGTTCTGCATCAGCAATACGCTGACGATTCTTACGGTTGGAACCATTGTGATCTACGAGTACTTTAGTGATAGCCATTTATTATCCTTTATAGTGGGGTCAGCCTAAGCTGAGTTGCCTTATTGTTTTCCTGCCAGACCTTTTGTCTTAGCACGGGGTTTCTTTGGTTTAGCCACAAGTCCACCTTCTGCAAATCTTTCAGAGCCGGGTCTTGGTGTTTGGGTATAGCTTGCGTTACCTGAGCCATACGTCGAGCTACTGTATGTGTTGCTTCCACCTTGAGAAGAAGTCGGGGTTGGAGTGGGTGCAGGGGTAGGTCTAGGAGTAGGGCCACCCGCTGGGCCAGAAGTAGAAGTCCCTCCAGTCCTAGGTGAGGTATAGTTTGTGCCACCCTGACGATCACGGTTATTTTCTGGTGTATTATCTGTACCAAGCCTATCTCTACCAGCACCACCATCAAGAGAGTTGTTACTACCCGCTGGGCCAGTAAGAGGTCTTGGTAAATTATCCCCAGAAGTACCCTCAGAAAGTGGTGGTGCTTGAGGTGCAGGAGTAGTAGTTGCAGGAGGAGCAGAAGAAGCAACTGCGGCCATCCTGTCCTTAATACCATTATAGTATCCATTGCCTGTAGCTGCAACTCCACCCATTACTAATGTTCTTTCTAAAAAGGAGATTCCACTAACATACTTTTTAACTTCTTCAGCTAATGCTTTGTACTCAGGCGAATTTAATTTACCTTCAGCTTCCATAAGTTTTAGAGAAGCATTAGCATTTGCAATATTTTGGATGTCTTTATCTCTTCCAGTGACGATACCTAAAAGACCACTGGATAACCCACCCTCATAATCCTCAGACTTTTTAAGTGCATCCATACCAAACTGATAAGGATTACTAGTAATAGCATCGTAGTTTTGATCTACCCAAGCATCATATTTAGCTGGATCAGATTGGTTATCGTCATCATTATAGGGTGAACGCTTCCTTGGTTTTGACTCTGGGGTTGCAGGCTTAGTAGCATTATAGGTATCTTGCAAAGCCTGTGTCCAAGGAACAAAACCATCAGGGATTCCACCCAATGGTTGACCACCCAAAAAATTGATAGTTTGTTTTTTGCCTGTAGTTGGGTTAAAGTATAGTTGAGATGTCATAGCATTGCTATCCATCGTGAAATCGCCACGATTAAACACCGTACCACCCTCAGCCATACCAGACATAGCCTGTGCCAGCATCTGTTCTTCTTCTGGGGTAAGCTCTTCGTCTTGTCCCTGCATAGGTACACCACGAGGGTCTACAGGCACACCGCCAATACGACCAGCAGACTCCATTTCCATCATGCCCTGCTTGGCTTGACTGCGTAGGTCTTCAAAGAAGCGCACACCATAGTAGCGCAAGACATCTGCGGGAACTACATATTCACCACCAGAAAGTTTTGCATCTACATCATCACGAACTTCAGAAGCCAAAGCTCCGGGAGGGATGTTGTTGCCAGTCACGGGTTCTCTCGACATACCATCATCGGCCATGCCACCCTCTTGCATTAGTCTATTCATCTGTTCTTCCTCTACCATGCCACCTTCGGCGTATCTGGGTTTAGTGAAATCTACTCTAGTTTTAGCTTCGCCAATATCAATAAGTGTTCCGGGATTATCTACTGGAAAAGTTTCACCATAGGTATTTATAGCATCCCTATAGGCGTGTTCTTTAAAGACTTGATAAAAATCATCTTTATCCCTAAGAGCATAGTTTAATTCTTTTTTATAAAGGGTTTTAAAATTATTGTACTGGTCTATTGTAAACCCTGACTGATTTAAAAATTTTTCAAAGGTAATCTTATCTTTATAGTAGTTACCAAGAAGTTGAGCAGTTTGCATATCTTTTAAAAAAGACTGTGCTATGTTCTCAGGGAGTCCTGTATACTCTTGAGATTTCTTTTTATTAGAAGCTATTGGTGTAGTAGTACGTGTTTCTTTGGAGACTACTGCCCCAGTTTGTTTTGCTAAGTCTGTGGTAGCTTTTTCAAGCCCGATTACATATGTATTATAAAAACTTGATCCGGGATTGATAGCCTCAAAAAAAGCAAGAGAACCCGGTGCAAATCTTTCTGCAGCAAGCTGTTCAATAGAAGGTATAAACACTTTGTCTACGTTAGAGTCTTGAGCATATCCAAGCACACCGTCAAGAAGATTTTCCACGGAGTCTTTAACATCTCCTAGAGGAAGTTTTGTGGTACCTTTGTTTTGTTTTTTATTAACCTCATCTGAAACACCCTCTAACTCGTAGATGATGTTATTGATCCTATGGATATCCACTCCTTCAGAACGTAGTAGGTTTTTAAAATCTTTTCTTACTTCATAGTCTACATGGGGGGTTTTAGCATACGTTTCAAAGATATCCGTAATGGCATTTTTTGACACCTCTGAGAGATCATCGGTTGGCCCAGCTTCAAAATCTTTAGTAAGAATCCTTGAGAGTGCTTCTTTTTTTACTGCATTTGCATCTTTTGCAGGCGTAGCTTTACTTGCGCCTTTTTGCAGGTAGTCACTCTGAAATTCATAAACAACTATTTCTTTGCCGCCAGTTTTTATATTTTCTTCTGTACCTATTCTTGTGTGTGCAACTACATCATCTGGAAAGTGGTATTGTCCAAATTTCTTTTTACTTTCTTCAGAGAGTGTAAAAGTAGGTAGGTCAGAGTTTTTTCTATTTACACGCAACAGAAGTTCTTTATAGTCACGTTTAGTTGGGTCGTACTCTTCATAATCCCGTACTTGAACACCCTCGTGTTTTGGTAGAGCTAGAACCTCGATCTTAGTTTCCCAAGTATTTGGTTCGATAGTAGTAAGCAAATCTTCCTTTGAATAAAACTTATTTTTGTCTATCCCAAGGTCAACAGTATTATACTGAGCAGCTTTTGTAGAGGGTGACTTGTCCAAGAATTTGATAAATTCAGAACCTTTTAGACCATTTTTTGGAAAATTAATTTCGTCAACAACATCCACCACTGGGTTTCTGTAGGAGATATTAAAAGGCTTTTCAAACCTTTTCCTGTCAAACTTTCCGCCATAGATTCTGTTTTTATTTAAAAACTGTTGATACTCCTCAACAGGTTTAGCTATCTCAAAGAGTCCGAGGTAATGTTTTAATGCTTCGTTTTCGTTTGCATAGCCCTTAGACTTAAGACCCTCAGTATCAAAAGTTACACCATAGTCTTTTTTTATTTTTTTAAGAACCTCAGTATTGTAATAATCTTTATCTGCCATTTCTCTAATAGTTGAAACAGGTATATCTCCAAGATTTGAAAATGGTATAATACTGTCCCTTGCAAAAGAAGACTCCATGTCTGCAAACACCGAGCTTGAAGGAGATTTTTCAAAATTCTCATATTTGAGGAGTTGCTCTTCTGGTACAGTGTAGCCCCTAACAGGTTTTTCAAACTTACCCTCAAAGAATCTACCAGTTTGTTTCTTTGGTGTAACTTCCCCTAAAGCTTCTCTAGTTTGATTTGCACCTGAAGGTAGTGGCAGACTACCAGACTCATCTGCTAGAAATTCCTTTGCAGACTGGGCTACTTCTGGTAAGGCGTTAATAGCTACTCTAGCTGCGCCCTTGGCAACTGTACCAACACCCTTAACTGCAGGAATAACTCCTGCGGTAGTCATTACATCACCAGCAACAACTTCTCTTGCTTTAGTTACTTGGAGGGGGGTAGCTTCTTCATAAGTCACCCCATACATACGATTAAGTTTTTCATCTAAGTCTTCTGTAGCAACTCTCTTAATGCTGCCAGCAGTATCTTCAATGATCCCCTTAACACCCTCATAAGGGTTTCTTGCAAAATCTACAGCACCCTCATATGCACTTGTAGCCATGCCCTTCACTGTACCATATGGGTCTTCTACAAGAGCTTTCTTTATAGTTTCACCAGTAGACTCATATTCGTTATCAAGGCCAAAGATGTTATCAAACAGAAGGTCTGTGTAAGACAAACCTTTTTGCTCTGGTGTTGCTGCCCTTGCTTGTGTATAAGCATCCCTACGATTTGGAGCAGAGAAAGCGTTTAGTGTTTGTTCATCTTCGTTCATTCTACATTCACCTTGTCACGAAGTTTTTGTAGTTTGCGTAGTGCAAGTAGCTCACCCTGAGCGCGATAGATTTCAATAGGGTCTTTCACTTGTTCCAAAGTTTTATAGCACAGTTGGATCATGGTGTCAAGTTCCTTAAGAAACTCTGGCCACAACTTAGGATCATTGACGAGTAGCTTTAGGCTCATTGCGTAGCTCCGCCAGTGTTAGCACTAAAGCCTTGCTCTCCGGGAGTAGGTACAGAGCCAGTACCGATGTTACCACCACCAGAGCCAGTGGTATCCTGAGCCTGCACTCCTGCGGGAGCTTGCTGCCCCTGTGGCCCTTGTGGAGCCTGAGGTTGTTGTGGTTGTGAAGCTTGGAAGGTCTTGAGGATTTCAGCTTGGATAGCTGCACGTTGCATAGAGTTAGCAACCTTGTCTGGGTCAAGCTCCATCGACTTGGCAATCTCACGAACGATATAATCTAGTCGAGCAAAGGGTGCCAAGATTGGGTTCTGCACCACACCAAGGAACTGCATTAGGCGCTGCGAACGTACTTCATTAGCCATCAAGGACTCTGTACCAGCAGCTTTAACTTCTAGATCACCCTTAATCTCAGGGTCAAAGTCAAACTGCATATTAAAGCTAAACAGTGCCTTACCTAGTGGGGCCAGTAGGTAGTCATCAATGTTCTTCACAACGGTACGGATAGAACCATTGGCTGCTGACATAAGCATAGAGATGCCAGATGCAGTACGACCCACACCAGAAATACCTGTCTGACCATGTGCAAACGAGGGGAAACCAGTAGACTCATCCGCCAAGACACGAGCCTTGTCAAACATCTGCATATTCTCGTTGGACACGTTAGGGAACTTTGTACCAAAGATAGCTTGTCCGGGAGCGCCACCCTGACGGCGGAATACCTTTCCGGGATAAACTGTAAGGTCTTGTCCGGGAACTAGGTTGGTTTCATCTACTTCAATCAGTAGGTTGCCACTCAATGCAGCATTGTCTACAGCCATACGCATAAAGCCATTCATCAGGGTCTGCGTATCGTCCATGTTTTCAGCAACACCAATACCCCACATGGAGTAAGGATTGATTTCATAGGGAACTACATAGAAAGGGATAATGCTTGGAGTAAATGGGTTAAGTACCAAACGTAGGACACGACCGTTGCACAGCCAGATGTTTACTGCAATGTTATCCTTATTCTTCAACTCCTTAGGGATATCAACCTTGTGGTCTTCAAGAGTTTTTCTCTCGACGTTACCCCAGAACTCTAAGACTTCAAAGCGTTCTGTAGCGACCTGTTGAGTATCATCTTCCATAGCTTGTTCCCACCACTCTTTAGTGTAGCTAGGGCCAAACTTTAGTGCAGTTTCAATTTCATTCTTACGGAAGTAGGGACGTTTAGCCAGCTTACGTAGCTCACTATGGGACATCTTGTGACGTTCGATAACGTATTCAGCTTCTTCCATGCTATGTGCATCTGGGTCAGGATAGAAGTTCCAGACGGATACATTAGATACCATTGGTACAGTCTTGATTGTTGGGTTATAAGTACCCTCATCATCCCACTTTGGATACTCTTTATCCACAGCGAATGGGCCTTTCATAATGCCTGTACCAAACAAGGCACACTCTAGTGCAGCGGCACGTAGGTGCTTATTGGCAGAAGACTCTTCCAACTGATCATGGATTTTCTTTTCCATCTTCTTAGCTGCAATCATAGCAGGCTCAAAAGTGATCTGTGTGGGGGTCATACCGGGGCCACTACGAATATCTTGTACTGGGCCGAGTTCATTCTTCATAGAACCAAGACGTTCCATGTAGGTCTGCATTGTCTCTCCGGGAAGCAATGGCTCAATACCAGCAGCTTTCTCAGCTTTCTTAACTTCATCATTAGTTTCAATGTGGAAAGATTCTACTACACCCTCAGGCAGTGTCGTAGGGTCAATGACGATGGGAAACTTGCCATTACCAAATAGAACTTCAGACATTTGACCATAAGCAGCAAGTACTTTGGTCTTAGTCACCTTAACAAACACACGAGATTTTTCTGTTGAGGTAAACCTAACATCCTCACCATAGATGCCACGGTAATTCTTGTAAGCAGTAATCCAACGAGTCTCTTCTGTTTTACGTGAAGTCTCAGCCTTACTGAATCGTTCCTCAACATAGGCTACGATACCACCAGCAGGCTCATCGTTAGGCGTCTCCCCAGAGGTATCCTTCACAGCAAGCATCTTAATGCTATCAGTTGAGAGGTTGTCTTCTTCCATTTTTATTTCCCGTCTAGGTCTAATATCCAAATTTTGAATCAGCAATCTGTGCATCGTAGTTGCTGTAGTTTGTATTCGTATCGAACATACCCGTACTTGGGCGAGTCATCACACCGTACCGTAGAGCGTCGTAGAGGTGGTCTTCAGAGTGTGTGTCAACGTCCTCAGGGTTTGTCTTGCTGAGAGGTATAGAGGGTAACTGAGAGATCAGGTTTCGGCACGTATGGAAGATAACCATACGGGGTTCACCCGTGTACTCATCTATCTGTAACCGTCTGTGTATTTCGTTCTTACCTGCGATACGTGACCCACGGCTTCTGTCTGCTGGACGCCAGCGGCAACCCTTGAGGATCATACGCTCTGCAATACTAGGGCCAGTGTCACCACGCTTATGCCAGAGAGAAGAGTCAAGTACACCATAGCGCATCTTCTCCCCTTCTTCTGCCTCAAGTATCTGGTCTGCTAAATCTTCTGCCAGCACTTTAGATACATAGAGTTCCCTATAAACAATCAACTGACCACTAGGGGCAATAGCAAACCATACAATACCACTATAAGAACTGTACCCGTAGTCTGCTGCACGAAACCTTGGCCAACTACTTGGGATATCAAAGGGTTCAATCGTATGTATCTTACGGTTAAACTCAGAGAATGCTGCACCCTCTGCCACATCCCAGTTACCATCAAGTAGTTGCTTACGTTGATGCTCAGGCATAGACATCAAGTTAGCTTCGTACATACCATCTTCAGCAAGGTATGGGTTATCATACAAAGTAGCAGGGATAAATCTGCGTTGGAACAGTGGCTCACCAGCACGAGCATGATTTGCTGGCCATGTAAGAGTTTCACCAGTCTCTGGATCAATAGCCCAGAATGCTTTGTTTGGTTTAGCAGGATCAATGAAAGCTTTCTTCACCCAACTATGTCCAGCACCACCGGGGTTAGTCGTAGCTCTTTGGTATAGCTTTAGGCCACTAGCTTTGGTAGTACGCAGACGAGAACGCATATAGTTCCAAGCAAAGGGACTACCCCACTGAGTAAGTTCGTCGAACCCAATCCAGTTATAAGCCTGACCCTGATAGCGAGTAACGTCATCATCAGCGTCAAGGTAGCTCATCCAGAGTGATGCACCAGATGGGGCTATCCAAGTCTTGTCACGTTCTAGGAACCTAATACCGGGAATAGCCTTAGGATACAATACCTTAGATACAGATACAAGTTCACGTAGTTCTTCTGTAGACTTACGCACCAAAAGCATCTTAGCGTGTTCATTGTTCAAATAACGTACTGGGTCTGCCAACATAGCGTATGACTTACCACCACCAGCCGCACCACCATAAAGAACTTCTTGTTCATCAGCAGAAAGGAAAGCTGTCTGTGGCCCATCATTAGGCTTAAAGATAACTTCTCTAGCTTTCTTTGTGTCAATCTGTGCTGGTTTCGGCTGGGCTGGTACTGTCAGCTTCACCTCTGGTAGCTGCTCCACCAACTCTGGCTTCAAGCCTTTCGGCTTTCGAGATGGCTTCTTTGTACCTTTCGGCAAAGTATCTGTGTGTTGCAGCTTCTGTCTTACGCTTGTATTCAAGTTTAATCCTCTTATACAGACCTACGTGAGAGATTACTCTTCCACTCTGCTCACTCAGCCAAGCTGCTACTGCCCTGTAGGAGTAACGCTTAAGGTGCTTCTTTGCTTGCTCTAAGAGTTCTAGTTCCTTAACTACAGGAAGAAGAACATCCTTATCCTCAGTATCTTCGATATACCCAAAGGGTACTTGTCTGCCTATGCGAACAACTGGCTTCCACTCGAAGTGGTCACCATGATCTGTAGGCTTAGGTAGCTTCCACTCTTTTTTAATTTTTGTCATGGTAAACTTATACTACAAATTACTACACTTGTCAATCACTGCTTTTAGCTGGCAGAATAAACAATGGTGTATCTGTCTCGACCTTGAGTTCATCCCTAGCCTTGAAGCCACCACGATCTAGGATATCTTTAGCCGCAGTCATTTTCTCTTTGTTACCTAGAGCAGTTGGGTCATTCATAACTTCAAACATACTGAATGCAGCCTTAACTCCAACATGGGCAATGAACTTCTTGGTAAGCTCTGCGATCTCATCCTCAAGGCTGGTCACAATATCCTTGGTCGAGTAGTTATCACTATAGCCAGCCAGTTTCTTAGCTTGTACAAAATCACCCCGTGCCTCTTCAAAGAGGACAGAAAGAAATCGTTGTTGATTATCCGTAAGTTCTCTAGCCATATTCTTATCCAATCGGAATAAAGGTTTCCGTTACAGTGCAGCAAGCATCTGTGTGAGGATTATTTTGAACCTTAGCTTTAACTGTAAGAGTGTCTCCGGGCTGGAGTACAAGAGTTGCTCCTGTAAGAAGAACATAGTCACCTACACCGATATTCTTATCCCCAAAAATATGACAATGACCATCATCAAGAAAGGTGTTCCAAACGACATCCACATCAGGGGAGCCAACAACACCAGCAAGAAGCAGCATAGACATTTCAGCTACACAGTTAGGGGGACAAGTGTAAAGCGTATACACCTGATCTCTAACTGTGCAGCTTACGTATGTACTACGTACTCTGGATGATTTACCCTGAGATACAATAGCCATTGATTATTTTTTCTTCATGTAGTTAGAGAAGCCACCCTGAGATAGGATTTGCATTAGCTTCGTCAAAGGTTTGACAGCAGCCGTTGGTACGGTTGCAGTAGTTGTAGTTTTATTATTACCACGATTAGCTCTTTGGCTTGCTTCACGACGAGCTTTAGCGTCTGCCTTAGCTTTATCCATCATGCTCATTTGAGGTGCTACTTTACCAGCAGTGCTACGCGATGCACCACTCAGGCTTGGAGCAGATTTTTGACCAGAGATTTCGTCAGCTTTAGCAGGACGTTTTACTGTTGAAGCAGGTTTTACTTTGTTAGTAACACTAGTTGCATTAGGATTGCGGACTGGGTTCAGACCAGCAGGCTTAGCCTTAGGCTTGGTGCCTGTACCCAAAGATTTCTTTTCAGTAGCATAATCAGTCGAGTAGGACTTACCGTCACCACCCTCAGACTTTGACCAAACAAAAGTTTTACCTGCACCAAGTTCTTTACGTCTTTTAGCAAAAATTTCCTTAAACGTAGCCATAATTATTTCTTCCCTTTCTTTGTCATTCCACCTTTGGCCATACCCATAGCCATAGGACGTTTACCTTTACCGGGCATAGGTGCAGTAGTACCATAACCGGGTTTAGCCATAGGCTTGTCAGTCATACCGCCCATAGCCATACCCATAGCTTTTTTCGGTTTGCCAGTCTTCTTTGGCATTGGTGTAGGTTTCATTGGCATAATTATTTCTTCCCTTTGAGTTTGCCTGCTTCGCTTAAAGCTATGGCGATTGCTTGTTTCCGACTCTTTACAATTCGTGCTTTCTTTGGCCCTTTGGGGTCAACACCAGAGTGTAACTTTTTATCCTTGAACTCACCTAGAACCTTGGCGATCTTGGCCTGTGCTTTAGTAGGTGTCTTAGCCATTAGGATTTCTTTCTAAACTTAGCTGTCTTAGCTGCAATAGCTTTAGGCTGCTTTACAAATTGCTTACCTGCTGCTTTACCTTTACGCTTTGCTTTAGTAGTTGCAGCATATTCAGAGTCGGATAAAGCTTCTCTAGCTTTCTTTGGGAGATACCGTTCGCCTGTTGCCTTTGAGCCTTGCGTACTGGGCTTACCACTCTTTGTACCCCAATCTTCTTTCGTCCAAGCTTTTAGACTGGCCTGTGGCTTTTTCATTTGTAGCCACCACCATTGTCTTTATATTGTTTAGCCAACATCTGTGCCTTACGCGCACTCCACTGTCCGGGAGCGCCACCCTTACCACCAGCTTTAATCGAGTTGAACAACTGCTTACGCATAGTAGGCTTTGTGTAGTTGCCTGACTCGTTCACCTTAGATTTTGCAGCCATGACTATTCGTCTTCTTCTTCATACTCTGCCATAGGATCACAGTTTTCCCATGCTTGGCATACACGTAGGTTATGGCAGATAAAGTCAAACTTCTTGCAGTAACCACGACCACCACCAGTAGCATCAAACTCATTAAAAGCAATCTGCTCTAAAGCCTTAAGCATCTTAGGTGTATCAACAAAGTATTCACAATTAGCACAAAGTTGACGACGAGCTTGCTTCTCTTCGATATTCCAGACTTTAGCAATCTCAGACCAGAATGGTTTGTTGTCACCGGGTTTCTCAGAGCCAACTTCAGGCCCCAACGTCCAGTACGCCATCAACCATTTGGTTGTTTCAAGATTCTCTTTAGCATTTGGAATCTCTTCAGTGGGAATCATAAGTCCAAGCATCGTCATTTATCTACCATTTCACTTTATGCGACCAGTATTTTGCAGATAGCTTGGTCGAAGGTTTTCCTTGAGCATCATGTCTAGCATAGTAGCTCTTTTTTCTAGCTTTATCAGCAGCAGACTTAGGATTATCTCCTGCACCTTCTACACCTTGCTGTCCGAATCGTACAACTTTGTACTTATCACCCTCTTTAGCCATTACAACATGGGATTTAGTAGGGTGAGATGGAGTTTTCTTAGGTTTATTTACCCCAGATACACCTATTTCCGCCATTTTAGTTTTGACACGAGGTGGGACAGCCATAAATAAATCCTATTTCCGATATCTTGTGGTGTAGGTAGTAACCATCCAACTAATAAAAGCAGTATAACCCAAGGTGGAACCTCATTGATCACTACTTTTTCAACAGATTCAGTCTTAACTTTGTTATCTTGAGACTGTACTTGCTCAACTCTGTTATGGTGACCCTCAATCTTCTCAATCTTTTGATCACCAGTGGCTACTGAACTACCTAATGTCTGGTTCGCTACCTTCGCCACTTGGGTGTTGGCTGCTACGTTTGGGCCTCCCCCCGTCAGAAGCTTCATTGGGAGACTGCCACACGCTGTTACCAGACTTACCCCACCAATCAATACCAAACGAAAGAGCCACGAACGTAAAGATTGGCCATACGAGGGTTTCGACAATGTTAGCATCCTTTACCTCTACGACATAAGCCAACCAGATCAAGAGGGCTATTGAAACTTCTCTCTTGTAGGTTTTCCTAGACATTTACTTAATCAGTCCGCCGTTAATAACCCAAACAACAGCAGCAGATATAACAGCGCCCACCACATAAAGTATCGACTTATCTCTAATTTCTGTTCTACGCTTTTCAGATGCACTCATATTTTCAACTGTCTTATTCAGTACAACAATAGTTAGATTGAGTTCGTTAATCGTTGCACAGAGTTTTACAATCTCTTCTTCTAGCCTAGCAATTCTTCTGAGTGTATCTTCTTCGGACATTACTTGTAGTCCTTAGCAGGTAACTCGTGGTGTGGTGCATCCCAGCCCCAGTCCCATCCATGTACCATCTTGATACCTAAGTCTGCAGCAGCCTTCTTCATAGCTTCGTAGATTGGCTTGTAGGCATCCCAGTCATCTGAGTTAGGAATACCATCCATGTCGTGATCACCCTTGTATGGATAAGGGTGTAGGTCTACAGCATGACCAGTAAGGTGGCGAGAGTTCATGGTACGGGAGTAACCACTAGCTACCAACTTCTTCTGACGCTCTAGGGTACGCATACCCTCACCAACGGTGAAGTCTTGGGTAGTGATCGTGATAGCCTTTTCGACTACAGCAACCAAGTCCTTATGGACACCCTTAAGATTTTCTCTGGATTTAGTCCCTAGGCTTAGAGTCATTCCCATTCCCTCTTTCGATCTGGTTCAAAGACATCCTGCTTCCGTAGGTGTCCCTCAAGGTACATAGCTCTCTCAACTCTGTCTAAGCTGTACTTAACGCCAGTACCTTGGTGAATCGCCTCACGTACATAGAACACATCAGAACGAGGTATGTGTATCCTCTGTAAGACTTTTTCTTCACCAGCAGCTAGTGCCTTGTAGAACTGACCTAGTACGTCCTCATCTGAGAAATACTTCATCCGTAGTTATACTCCAAGTATGTCCATAGTCAAGCTTTTTCTTGATTGAACTACAAAACAAAAGAATTTTACATAGGGTACTTGAAATTCACTTTCTCCTACCTACGTATATACATAATGAGATACATGGTGTTGTACTTTATGCTTCCTTATGTTTTTTCTTATTTATATATAATATATAAGTAATACTTAAGGTATCACTATGAAAGCATAAGGTACACTTAGGTAGCTTAGGGTATCATAATGAATTCACTATGTCTCTCATAATGTATCTCATCATGTATCTCTTTAAGTATACTTAAGTAAGATACCCGCGATTCACCCTTTTGTCAATACCCTATTTCATATTTATTAAAGAATAATCCAAGATACAGGCTACACCTAAGCTCTCACCATGCTGAATCATCCGCCATCTGGTGTACAGCCTCAAGATAGCTAAAAGCGCCACGGAGAGAGACGCTAGATGGGGTCTGCGGGATTTCATAGGTGAGGGTAGCCTAGACATCTAGAGGCTCTGTAGGGTGTCTCCTAGGGCTTCTACAACTGTGGTGTCATAATACCGTGTATCAGTGGATCATAGTGCTGTTAACCATGTGACCCGATTATGGTTAACACATATTGGTTTTACTAATTTCTGGCAGAGTGTGTATACGCTTACCCCCGTGCCCCCACTGGCCCATGCCTGCCCCCCTGATGTACATTATGTCACATAGGTCTAGGGCTTTGCCCCAGAATGTTTTTCTTTGGGATGCCAACACATTGATAATACTACACAAAATACAGA